CTAGTAGGATGTATCCCTTTTTTTATATACAATCTTCCCCAACCCTACCCGCAACAATATATTCCAACGCAATCAATTCATAAAACAACCACACCATAATAAATATATTCCAACGCAACCAAGTCATAAAACAACCATTTCATAACAATATATTCCAACACAACCATTTCATAACACCTGCACAACATAATATTGCCCCATATACAATCCCAATTTCAAAATATATTTCATCTTATTCATATCATAATAACACCATAGTTTAATACCTACCAATTATATACCAAACAATTTTAAAGATATATCCTTCTTCTTCAATCCACAATAGAAAAAACTCAATCAAATAAAGGGATTATATTATCCTTCATTCCTTATATATTTTTCCGAACCTATTGCAATCCCGATCCATATGTGCTATACTATAGTCACGGTAAGGGGTTACCGAACCGGATGAAATGGTAGGTAAATGAAATGATAAAAATTACAACTAACACTGGTAAAGTGTACACCATGACCAACTCAACCGATCTTGAGTTGATTGCAAACGCTATTCACAATGACGCAACGTCAAATGAATGTGGATGCGGCACTATTAGCGTTTGTCATCGTACTTGGGTTAACACTACTATTACAATCAATGTGTTTGATGATGAAACGCCCGCGGAAACTTTATGGGCCCTGCTTAACCATGCCGACTATATATTTAGGGAAAGTGAAGGAGCAATGGACGGGTCAGCAGAAAACCCATTTTTTGAAGTTTTTAAAAATGGGTTTTACCGTCATTTTTCCGCACTAAAGTATCAAGAATGGCATTATGTGGATAAATATATTCTTTATCCAAATCTTTTCCAAAAATAATTTTTCAAGCTGTCCTATCTGGCTATACGGGGAGAAAGGAAAAAAACATGAAATTCATTTTGTACATTTTTATCGCTTTGTTAGCTTTCATCATGTGCGGTATGTGCATGTATACCGCGATAACAGCGGATAGCAATCAAATAAAAATGCTATTCTGCACTTGTGTAAGTGCGGCAGTAGCTATAATATCACTACTTTTTGCAGGAGGCATTATCAATGACTAAATCTTATTTTTTAAAATTACATGGAAATCCTTATGAACCTACACAATTTCTTTTTGTTTGGAAGGAAGAAAACAGGTCACATTGTCAATGTTTGTATTGTAAGGACTATGACACGGCACAATACATAGCATTACAACTTATCGAGGATAAGGGATATAAAAACGTTGTTTTGTACAAGAGCGGTATAAAACTCAATAAAACCGATAAATATCATATTTATCGCGTTTATGTCCCTGTCGCATACTATAACGGCAATCCATATGAATTGGAACGTGTAAAAGAATTTTGTGGAACAGCAATAGAAATATGGAGTGATGAACGGCGCAATTGGTCGGCACACTATGAAGATTATGAAGAGTGTTATGGGGAAATTGCAACATCAATTGAAGATAACGCAAAACGTGTATACGGTAAGAATTGGAGGGTTGAGAAATGAGCATATTATTACCAATATTAATTACCATTGCCTTTGGGCTTGGTTTACCTTGGCTATCAGTTGGTTTTTACTTTTACATGGTACACGGGGAGGGAAAAATTATGCTGTTAGTCGGTGCACTTTTAGTTGCGCTCGGAATTATTGGAATTATCTTAATTTAAGGAGGTTTAAAAATGAAAATTACTATGATTTCAATGTATGAAAGTGTTGAAAAAACTTTGGATGAATTTTTTGAGTTAAATGAAACGGTTGAATTTTGGTTTAAACCTGTTTACCGTTTAATGTGGCGAAAGAATGTGACGAGTTGCACAATAGATAATGTAAAACTTACGTTTTACCGTGAACGTGACATATATTTTGTTGGATACGAAAAGGAAGATAACTAATAAAATTCGTTTAATTGAGAACGTTGGAGGTGGTTATAAATATTTGCAAATTCAAGATAGATTTTCACGGGCTATATTGATGCCGATGAAAGACATAGATTAAAATAAGTAAAGCCTAATAAAACGCAACAGCCGTGGAACTGCTAAACTTCCACGGCTGTTGCACTCTTAAAGCTAAGGAGGCACGAAAAAATAATATGTTGGCTGAAAGACTTTTCCTTTTGCACAATGCTATTATAGCACACATCATTTTATCTTGCAACCATTTTTACCAATTTACTAAAATATATTATGCGTATGTGATATTATTATCACTGTCAATTGTGCAAGTATGAATTGTTGCCGTTTCATCATAGCCTATGAAAGTTAGCTTTGCAGGCGTGATTATCGTATTTCGCATGATATATGTTGAATTACGATTATTTTCTGAACTAAACTTAACATCAACAACTACTCCTCTTGTTATATTAAGGTAAATTTTAGAAAATGTGCTATCGGCTGTAAGTGTTCCATCAGCTTTTTTTACAATTGCAACGTGGGCAAATTTAGTATCGGTATATGTCTTTGCGCTTGTAAGCGTTGTTTCATCCTGTGCATCTGCGTATGTTTTCGCCGCCGCAAGTGTTTCGCCACATTTAGTATTAGTATATATTGTGGCCGCTTTTTGAACCGCCGCATCTTGTGTATCTGTATAGCTTTTCGCCGCCGTCAACGTTTCCGAACAAGCATTTCCGACATATTCTAAATTTGCCGCAAGTGTACGCGCACTTGCCACTGTTGCTGTCGGTACAGTGATTCCGCTGTCAGCGGTAATTAATTTATAAAATCTCGTTGTTTCGCGAAATTCAGTAAACTTATTAAAAGTTACTTGTTCTCGAAACGTTGTAGGGGAATTCACGGTAGCAAAAGTGTCCTGCCCTATTATAATACTTTCATCCGCAAAAATCGATATGCTATTAACGTTTTTCCCTTCAATTTGAAAAAATACAATGAGAGTATCTGTTATTTTTCCAGGAACGCCAATTAGTATTTGACCACCATAATTTACTGTGACAATCACAATTCCCTTTCGCATTCCCTCCGCAATTTCAGCGAAAGTTTTATTTGCTTTTATCGGGCTTGTTGCAACATCAATCTCAACCCACATCACACTCAATTTATCTGCATCAAGCTCATTAATAGCCTGTGCAAGATCCTCAATGTCGCCGTGGTTTGCGTTTACAGCATCCACGATAACATTTATGTGATACAATAGTTTCCATACCATTTCCAAAAACGATAAATTACCGTCAAGCACGCACGGAATGACTGGAGTATAAACCGAATTAAGCGGAATATTAACTTTTTCCAATTCTTTATCTTTTATAGTGATCATTATATAACCCTCCGATTAATATATATTCATGAAACATACTTCAAGTTCATCAAATATTTGTTTATTAATATTTATAATTGTTTCTCGATACTCAAGCAACATTGCGCTGAATGTTGCGGAATTTCGTTTTCCAATAACATGATTTATATATTCATCAGTATTATTGAAGTTTTCTGTTCCGTTATCTGTTGTTCGGCCTGTATTTTCCGTTCGGCTTGTTGCGTTTCCGTACGTTTCGCCATGATTTTCTTCGTTTAAATCTTGCGTTGTACTGGAATTGCGCTTATTTTCATTTGTTCCGTTGCTTGTAGTATTACTGGTTGTTTCAGCGGTATTCGTTCCGTTCTCTCTTGTTTCGCTATTATTTGCGGTATTGTTTGACTTTTTACGATAATTTGTTAAATAATAATTATCGTTTATACCATTAACACCGCTCACACTCGTTTGCGGTGTGTCGCTGTATGCATCCGTATCAATGCCGCTGATATTTGATTCAGCGTTTGTGTTTCGGTTTGTATTTTCAGTTGTTGACGCCGTTGCTGTTGCTGTGCTCGTTGCTTTTCCATTGTCAATTATATTTTGATTTTCAGTGTTATTTCGGTTTATATTATTATCGACTACTGTATTTTGACTGCTTTCCGCATTCATGGTTGACGATGAATTACCTGTGTTTACAGTATTTTTTTCACCGCCTTGTGAACCGTGGTGCTCTTCCGTATAATCAACATCGTTCAGCGGATTAAATTCCAACGTTGCACTTTTATAAAGTTGATTATAGTAAGGCATAATTTCACGGAGTTTTCGCGCAAGATAATAATTAAACAGCCCGTATGTTTCAGCACCAATTTCACGCATGTAAAAATGAAAAAGTATTTCATGTTCTAAAACATTGCGGTATGATTCATCATATATCGGAAACCTAAAATTAAATATTTTCGGTTGCGCCGCTGTAATAATTTCATCTATTGTTTTTTCATTTAATTCAGCAGGTGTGAATCCGCTTTGTACTTCGCAAATATATCGTAATTGTGACGTATAATTACTCATTCTTTATAACCTCCTCATTCTTTCGGTCTATTTCTGCAAACTTTACTTTAATGTTTAAGTTAAACATTTTATTAATTTTTGCTACTGCTTCTTCGCGTGCCTTCAATCGCGTTAAGCGGGCAATCTCGACACCGCCGAAATTCGCTGTAACTTCATCAGATACCAATCTTTCTTTTTTATCGGTGTTAGCATTATCTATTCCAAAATATGTTAATGCCTCATTGATAATTTGGCGTTTTAGTATCTGTAATTTATCGGCGATATATGGAGTTGTAACATCAAGAACATTTATTTCCGATAAAGTACTTAACCCTTTTGTACCAAATATAAAGGGAATATTGCCGTCATACTGTCGGAAAAGATTCTCCATTGTAAGCCGCTGACTATCTTCAGTCAATATAATTTTCGGTGTTTTTTGGCCTTTTACATTAACATCGATAATCCGTTCACATTCCGAAATACGTTTTGCGTATGACCGCAAAGCCAAAATTTCATTGGAACGTGTAGAATTATTCCATATTATAACCGAATTTTCATTGCTTAGGTTCTTATTACGATAATTTACAGCGGGCGAAAATGCTACACGCTTAAACGGCTCGCGGTATATATCAAATGTCGAACTACTGTAAAATTGAAGAACAACGAACTCTTCCAAATCCTCATCATAATAAAACAGTGCTTTTCCATCAAAACACAATATCAATTCAATAAATCTTGCGTCAATTTCTGGCGGCAAATTCTCATATTTAATACCCGCCAATGCAATTTCCGTAATGCGGTTGAACCAAAAATTATATGATTCAATATTTTCGCGTTCCGCCTCTTTTCGGAAACGCTGTGTTATACTCATACTATTTCGTATCACTTTAAACCCCCATTATTCTAATGGTTTATTACGAACTTTATAATTACCAACATTCGCATTGTCCACCCAAAACGTAATACCCTTATCAAATATTTGCGCAATTTTCGCTCTTGCGGCGGCATTGCAAGCCTCATATTCATTATTTGCGCTTGCCCGAACAACGCAACTTTTAGTTTGTATAAAAGTAAAATTTTCCCTATTATGGATTGCAGGTGTTTCAACCTTATGAATCGCATAACCGTAATGCGTAAAATAATCATCAATAATTTTTACATATTCATCACGGGGGCGCAATATATAACCGCGAAATGTTTTATTTCCCATTGAATATAACGCAGTACCAGTAATATTACCGCTCACTTTCGGAGGGATTCGGCTTGCTTTATCAAAATCTGCTAAAATATGTCCAACTGACGTTGCACCGCTTACTATCATACCGCCGCCAATCGGTAGTGCCGCTCCACCCGATCCGCCCGCAATTGCAATACCACCTGCAATTTGGCCAACTGCTAAGGCACTTGATAAAAGTAAATTGGCGGAATTTTCCGCAAGATATGTTTTAAATGAATCACTTACCCATGCGCATTGCGGAAACCCTGTCATAATGCACATTTCGCTGAAATTTTTTGAACTTCCTTTATAATTTATCGGAATTGCACTAACACTTTGTGTTGGTGCTAAATCACTTTCAATATTAAATGTGATACTTCCCAGTCCGTCACCTGTGGTACTATCATCAAAATCATACAGTTTACCTTCCGAACCTGTTGAAACATAAAGACAATAAAACGGTGCAGTGAAAAGCTTATTGTTATTTACATTCACACCCAAAAATTTCGGATCTCTTTTTACTGTCCATAGCAGATCTTGTAACCCGCCTTCAAATTCTGTTGGCGTCAACACAATTGATATTACACCTTCCACTTTGTCAGCGTGATTTGTTACAATATCTTTTATTTTGTCTCTTGCATCAACTACCCATACACCACTTCCATTTGCAATACTTATTTTGCCGATTTCCGTTCTTTCGAGCGCACTATACATCCCCTTTACCAACTCGCCGCCCGCAACCTCATAATTTGCGGGGTTGAATGATGAATACATTATAACACTCCAATTATTACCGAACGGCGCTTTACTTTCGCTGTCAACAACGTATTCACCGATTGATATATTTTCTTCTACACGGTTTGAGCCTACCCAATCTTCATAAACATGATTTCGCTCAATCCAACATGCAGGAATTTCACAATACAGTTTAAAGGACTGGATAACATCTATTTCAAATTCTATTTCGCATGTATTATCATTTATATAAAATATGTTCTTTATAAAAGCATAAAACCAACGGTTTAGATATCCTGTATTTTGATAGCGTAAATAATTACACCCTATCAATGTATCGGCTGTAAACGGTAATCGGATTCTTCCATTTTCCCGAACATATATTGCCTTATCTGCGCTGTATACAACCCATTGCGCAAAAAATGAATTTTGCGCGGATACACTCGCAAAATAAAGTGTGTGTTCATAATTAATATCGATGTTTATATTATTAAATAATTGTATTTTTGAATTTGGGCTTGGTGCTAACATTGTTTTACAGCGGGCAATAGGTTTACTATCGCCCGCCTTTTCTCCTTTACAATATTTTATTTACCTTTGTAAACAGTAATTGTTGCGGTTGCACCCTTTGACGGATTTTCATTCGAATCAGCATTAAGCGAAAGCGTTGTAGCGGTTTCGTCTGCACCAATAAATACCGTTCCGCGAACGTCAACATATGTCTTACTTGAGTTCGCACCCTTAAGCATCCATGTAACAGATTTATTAAAGAATCCCGTTCCGCTAACTTTTGCGTTAAACTGTATTTCGCTATTCGGAACAACCGTTGCGCTTGCGGGCGAAATGGTAACAGTGTTAACCGCCGCCACGCTGTCGCTGAAAGTCGCGGCAGGCGCAAAAGGCGAAACACTGATAATTTTCCAACAATGAAGGAATGCATTAGTATACAGTCCATCGGGGTTGCGAATATCTTCCATAGTAATAAGTCGGTCATATATTTGAAGAAAATCATCATCTATTATAACCGCGGGGATCTCGCTCAATTCAACAAGCTGTTCCTTTGTAATACCTTTAAGTGTTGCGGAAGTTACATTTCCGTTTGCGTCATATGTAATATTTTCGCAAGTTTCCGGCGCACACTGTGCAAGTCGGTTAATGTCAATATCTCCGAATGAATCGACAAGCAAGCGTTTTGACAGAAACTCTGCTTTTTCCATGTTGAACGCCGCCGCAAGAACATTAACATCCATCGCCGCATCAAAATCAGCGGTAACAATTACGGTCTGTTCTTCGTGCCTTGAGTGAGTTTTTACACCCGAAATATTATAATTTCCAGTCAAAAACTTCATTTTATTAGAAGTTGCTTTAATTTGTGTTACAACCGATTTAATATTGTCATCATTGGAAAGTGAAGGGATTGAAATACTCTTGATATTTCCGTTTACAATATTAAGTGCAACCAGATACTTCATAACGTTAAATTCATCGTAATTATTCGCGCTTGCAAGGGATTCATATATTTTCTCGATAAGAGAATAAAGCCCGTTTTCAGTTGTAAACGCCGCCGACAAATCCTCATTCGAAATTGTTGCCGGATACTTTACTTGATAATTTACAATATGAAATGCGGCGCGAATATCGGGAATACGTCTTTTAAATACCGTTTCACTTGAAACGGAAGGATTATAAAGCTCCGCATTTGCAATATTAACAAAAATCTCTTCAATCGTTTCACCCAACGACAAAACACCCTTTTTAAGTCGTTCCCACGGGTTTTCATACATTTTACTTGTTACCGTAACAAGGATAATGCGATTAATGAGATCCGTTGCGAATGCATTGCGCAAATTAGGAGAATCCATAATAATTTTACCAATTGCGCGGATAGAATCTGCATCCGTTGCAGTGAACGGAATATAATTCTTATAGTTTGTTGAAAAACCTTCGTTTATAATTCCGTTGATAACATCTTTAGATACATTCGTCAATACATAATTTTTAGGTCTTGTAGGCATATGTTTATTCCTCCGTAAACAAATCTTTTATTTTAATTTCCTTTTTTTTCTCTTCGGTTTCATCTTCTGCAAGCTTTTCGTCGTCATCACCTTCGCCGAAAAAACGTTCTTTATATCGTTTCTTAAGTGAATTATATTTGTTTGTGACTTCTATCAATTCTTCCGAATTATCAGTGAAAGAGTCGGAAAAATCCTCAAGAAAAGCTATAGCGTTTTCGCTTTCATCCTCTCCGATAAAACTCTTCAAAGATTGAAGTAATTCTTCTTTAGTACGTTTCATATTAGTATTCTCCATTCAGAACGGTTACACCGTTTATTTGTACTTTTACTTTTGCCATTTTACCATTCACCGACATCATCTCGTCAAATCCTGCCTGTGATTTCGGACCCCATTTTCCATCAATTTTACCGACATCATATCCGTTTGCAGATAAGGCTCTTTGCATTAATTCAAATTTTTCGCCGCGTTGCATTGGACTCGTTACCCTAAATCGTGTTCGCTCAATTTCGGGAAAAACAAGTATTTTGTTAGGAATACCGTATTCATTCCAACCGTCATTAAGAGTAGACATAATAATTCCGTCTACAAAGCTTTTTGCCTCAATAATAAGCGGAACACCGTTTGCATTTTGTCCGACTACATAACCAACATGGTGAATCCTGCCGCTTGAATTGCGTTTAAAAACGCAAGCACCTGCCGCAAGTTCACCCTTTTCGGTGATATACTCAAGTGCGGCATCGTCTTTAATACCACACCAATTAGTATAGTTACCCGCCGCGTTGTTGTCCTGTCCAACAAAAGCATCAATCAAGCCGTTGCAGTCATATAAATATGCATTGTCTGTTATCCATTTTTGCGTTTTACTGTCAAACTCGGCTTTACTGTAATTTGACTGATAATATTTAGTATACGCATAATCAAGCCGCCATTGCGTGGCTTTTTGTCCCGTTGTACCCATCAAATAATGCGCAGGCACCGTTCCGATCTCGCTGTCGGTTACACCGCAATAATATGTACCTGCCAATAGTTTATTCTTAGGCAAACGCTTAAAAAGATATTTTACAAAATCTTCACTATTTTTCATTACTCAACCTCTCATAAAGTTTTGTTACAATCAGTGTATTATTTTCAATTGTTTTCCTAAGGTCATTAACCTCACTTTTATGTTCGTTCATAATTTCGTTGATAACTGCTTGATTTTCTTTGTCTTTTTTAACAATGTAAACCGCAAGAGCTATCATCGCCGCAATCGATACTCCATAAGTTGATATAATCTGAATCCATTGTTCCATAAATGTAAACCCCCATTTTACTATAATTGCAAGGGAACTGTTTAACGTTAGTTTGTAAGACCTATTCAACGATTCAGTCGGTTTCACCCGTTACACTCCGAACTCGCAACGTTATTTTAAACACGTTCCCCGCAAAATTATTGTAACACATAGGTTTATTTTTGTCAAGCGCGTATTAATTTAAATGCGTTCGAAAACTCATTTTTGATTTTTACGGATTCATACCGAACCGCGCCGACATTATACATGTTTCGTAAAGTCTGCAAACATATTGACTTTCGAACCGCTAATAACATATTAGGTTGAAGATCCGAATTTGTCAGCGCATATTTTATTAAACAGCTTTCATCAATATCACGGGATACAAAAATTAAACCTTCTTTATAATCTACCCATATTCCATAATTATTATTCATATATAATATTGTGAAATAATATTTCGCGCTTTGGGTTTTCTTTTGAACGAAATTTTTATTATCCCTCAAAAAATCGTTTTCCATATTATATTTACCGTATGCCGTGCCGTTTATGATTGAGCCGAACCGCGTTTTCATTGCGGCATTTGTATATTCTTCATTCTTTATTACCTCTACCAATATTTCATTATTAATGCGCTTTATAGTTTTATTCCCGTACGGCGGCACAATATTAAAATAGTCAAAATATGGATTAGAAATTGTATACGCATTCGACAAAAAGAAAACTACAACATCTCGCAATCTTGCAATTGTAGAATACAATTCTAAAAAGTTTGTTACTTCATCTTGCAAATAGTGATAAACACCTTTATCAAGTATAAATTCGTCAAAACATATTTTACTCACCTTCGGAAACGGAATTGATTTTAGGATCTTACCTGTTGATAATGCTTGCGCCTGTCCTGCATACTCATCATTTATATAAAACATATTCCCTTTCACTTTAAATGTAACGTTCGGGAACTCCGGTTGTATATCGTCAAAAAACGATTTTAACCTTTGCGCTGTCACCTCCGTTTTATACCGCCGAATGTATATAAACTCATTTTTATTTTTTAAAAAATCCTGGATTGCCCATCGTTTAAAAGCGTATGTTTTACCTACGCCGCGCATACCAACGATAAAATTAAATAAACAATTATAGCTCAATGCTTTTCCTATTTCGTAATACATATTTTTATCCCTTTCGCACTGTAAATTCTGTTTCATCAAGCACAATTCCGCCTGCTGTATGTACAGGCCGCAATTTTCCGCCGTATTTTGCGCCTTCCGTAAAATTTTCAAAAGTAACTTGTGAATGCAAATTTGCGGGCATTCCCGCACATGTTACATTTAGTTTACCTTCAATTTCTTCAATATATGTTTTTGCTCTTAAAAATTTAGCTCTTGTAAAACTCGATTCATGTTTCCATGCTCCAAGCTTTACATCATCAACTTCCAATTCTTCGGGAATGTCATTTCCTAATAAATGCAATGAATCAGTATCCGCATATAAAAAACGGTGAAATACTTTTTGCGCGCTTGAAATTGTTTTGTATCTTGCCCATGCGGTTATAAATGCGGCAATCGGAATGTATATAGGTTTGCGTTGTTCCCATTCTCCGAATAAATATCGTATATTATCATTCAGCGGATCAATTACGGGAATCTTCGAACGTACATTCGGATTCATGCCGAATTTGCCGTAAAGCGAATTTAGCATCAATTTCGCAATTGTTCGCAACGGTTTATTACCTTCTATCGTTGCTTGTTCTTTTACAGCGTACCATTTATCTATATATGAACGAAACATTATATTTGAACTTTTCCATTTCCAACCGCCGATATATTCAATGTTGTAAATATCATAATGCACTTTAAACAACTCCATATCAACGGAAGTTAAACATAATGTAACATCTTCACCGTTGCTATCAATTATATATTCCGTTGGATTAAATGCTGTGCTGTTTTTTAGCTGTATTGTAGGAATATAATTTTTCTTTAATTTGAAGTTGCATCGTATCATTTGAACATATAAATCATATAAATCATCTTTTTCATAATTACCATCATAATATATTGGGTCTCCATATGGTAAATTGCAATAATACATTACGGAAGGATATAACGAGTTAACATCTAATACAATTCCGTTGCCAACTATTTTATGAGTAAAACGCGGGTTTGCATATGTAAAGCCGCCGCGATAACATTGACGAACATCAGCATCATAATCGGGTTCGGGAAACCACCTTGAAAAACATTTTTTCGTTATTATTTCTTTGTAATTTGTCATTGCGTTGCTTGCCGTTGTGTTCTTTGTTAAACCTTGATGAAATAATATTTCTAAAGCTTGAGCTACGATTTGGCAGTCATTACGCAAATAATGTATCTCATCAATTGTCAATTCGTGGCCAATTTCACGACCCGCCGTATAGTCAATTTCTTCTTTTTGTATTGGTAAATTAAAGGCCTTTGCAATTTCCGCAACCTTAAACGGTAACAGCTTTAAAGAATCTAAAAAAGTTATTTTATTATTTTTCTTTTTTAGAATTTTAAAATATATTGTAATTGAATAAAATATTCCCTTGTCGCTTATAAGTGTTTGAAACGTATTCGGCCGCTTATCTTCATTCGTTATATGACACCAACCATTTTTTAATAAATGATAAATTATAAATTCACCATCAAATTTTAAGTTATGAAAATATATCGTTTCTTGCTGTTTCGATAATTCTTTCATCTTTTCAAAAAACGATGAAATATTATTCCCATAAATAAAATTTGAGATATTGCCTATTTCACATAATCCCCATGCCCACACGCGGCAATCATCCGCGTTCGTTGTTGTTTCAAAGTCAGCAACATACATTTTACAACCCCATTATTTTATCGTATATAATTTCCCTTTGATTTTCTTGTTCAACTGGATCGCGATAAAACAAAATAAACAAATAATCAGAACCCAAGGAGGTGTCTATAAAATCATCAATATTCATTGATAGTATTTTATCTTTTATTTTAGTAAGTCTCGGATCGTCTTTGCTAAACAAATTATTTAACATTGAAATATAATTATTGACATATTGCAAATTCTTTTTTTCAAGGTAATTCGGTTGAGTTTGTGTTTCGAGTGAGCGCAAATATGACGGCATATCTCGTTCGCTGATTTGGCTTATATCCTTTTTCGGCAACAAATTTACATCACGCATTCTCCCCATTTGCGCCAAATTACCCCTTTTAATCTCGCCCAGTCTTGCGCGTTGTTTCGCGCGGCGCTCATTTATTAGATCTAACTGTTTTTTAGCCTTTCTATATAAGGCATCGGGCAATTCAACCCCTTTTTCCGTTTTTACTGTTTTATAGCCCCCTTCCAAAAACTCACGTATAAACGCCTTTGTGTCTGCAAGATCGGAACTGTCTTTTAATTTTGAATATGATAATTTATCAACTTTAAAACCCCGCTTTTCAAACCTTTTTGCTTTTTCGTTGTAGGCTTTTACCATTTTCTTTAATTCGGAATCAACACTAACTTTCGGCTTTGCTGTAAAAGCTTGCAATTCCGAAATTATACTTTCAATGTTTGCGCCGCTACTTTTTATTTTTGAAACATATACTTTTTGCGGAATAGGAATATATTCCGCTGACAATTGAGCCTTCTTTTCAAGTCGCTTTATCTTCGCATTATAGTTTTTTACCGCTTTTCGCAACAATTCATCCTGTTTAGTCATTATATCACATCCTTTTAAAATTTCACGCACTATAATTCATCGGTTATAGTGCGTGAACCATTTTCTTAATATATTGTATTCCCTGTTTTGGATATTATCTCACAACAATATCCAAAGTGAAGATTCTGTTTGCGCCGTTTGTTATCTGGCGCACGCGCACGGGTATACCATCTTCCCAAGTCGGCGATCCGTACAACCCGAAAATTCGTTTCAATGCATTATACATACCATATGACGTTGCGGTATAAGTATGACCGTTTACATCAATCAATGTTACGCGCGGCGTTGTACGTGCTTCGCCTGTTTTTTCATCAACGATCTCTACAGGTTCAATTATCACATCCTTTACATTAATTTCCTTGCCAATGTGATCGGCAATTCGGACTTCGGGCGAATTGAGCGCATTATACAATTTCGCTTTATCGTTGTTGGTTTCCGCAACAAACGAACTGTATATTGACGCGGTTGCTGTGTTGATGCCGTCAATTATTTCGCTTTTCTTGTTGATTACTGTAATAGTTTCATTCATCATAGTTTTTGCCTTTCTAAGAAAACCATTTATTATATTTTTTCGGTTTCCTTGACGCGCTGTTAAACAGCGCGTTTCGCCTTGTTCCTGCAAGGCTCGTCAGAAGGATTTCAAAATATAAGATAAGATACTAATTTATATTGTGTCGATATTCGGCAGGGGGCATACCACTTATAGCCCACCCCGTATCGCCCATTATACGGAACGATTATGCCAAGTCGTTTTCGAGATACATAGCCGCGCGCCATCGAATTGATTGCCGCATAATGCAATGACGTTACGTCTACCAACGCCACAAGCAAATTACATGCCGCATCTTGCGGATCACCAACTTTATATACTCCCGACCGCTTGTCATCTGTCATTGCGTAAAATGTTTCCCATTTCGCATTGACAATTTCCCGCGTTATGTCATTCAAATCGATAGGCAATTCTTTTTTACCAAAAACACGATTTGCAATATCATCGTATTCAATTCGCTCTTTCGGATTCTGAGCATTTACAAAATAAATCATTTTTTCATCCTTTCTCCCCGTATAGCCAGATAGGACAGCTTGAAAAATTATTTTTGGAAAAGATTTGGATAAAGAATATATTTATCCACATAATGCCATTCTTGATACTTTAGTGCGGAAAAATGACGGTAAAACCCATTTTTAAAAACTTCAAAAAATGGGTTTTCTGCTGACCCGTCCATTGCTCCTTCACTTTCCCTAAATATATAGTCGGCATGGTTAAGCAGGGCCCATAAAGTTTCCGCGGGCGTTTCATCATCAAACACATTGATTGTAATAGTAGTGTTAACCCAAGTACGATGACAAACGCTAATAGTGCCGCATCCACATTCATTTGACGTTGCGTCATTGTGAATAGCGTTTGCAATCAACTCAAGATCGGTTGAGTTGGTCATGGTGTACACTTTACCAGTGTTAGTTGTAATTTTTATCATTTCATTTACCTACCATTTCATCCGGTTCGGTAACCCCTTACCGTGACTATAGTATAGCACATATGGATCGGGATTGCAATAGGTTCGGAAAAATATATAAGGAATGAAGGATAATATAATCCCTTTATTTGATTGAGTTTTTTCTATTGTGGATTGAAGAAGAAGGATATATCTTTAAAATTGTTTGGTATATAATTGGTAGGTATTAAACTATGGTGTTATTATGATATGAATAAGATGAAATATATTTTGAAATTGGGATTGTATATGGGGCAATATTATGTTGTGCAGGTGTTATGAAATGGTTGTGTTGGAATATATTGTTATGAAATGGTTGTTTTATGACTTGGTTGCGTTGGAATATATTTATTATGGTGTGGTTGTTTTATGAATTGATTGCGTTGGAATATATTGTTGCGGGTAGGGTTGGGGAAGATTGTATATAAAAAAAGGGATACATCCTACTAG